CCCGTGACGGAGTTGACGGTCGTTATTCAACGCCTCGCGATTTACGCGTTCAGTCACGAGAACCTGTCCCTTAACCAACAGAACCTTGCGAACGCGCGTGGTGTGAGTAGTGCCTTGCGGGACAAGTACATTCTTGGGAAGGTTGATACGCAAACGGGATTGTTGTTCCCTGAGTTCGATATTGGGGTTCACGTCATTCCACAGGAAGATGTGCCGTTCGATTGGAAAGTGATTGTTGGGATTGATCACGGGTTTGACCACCCAACCGCCGCTGTTGCACTTGCGTTGGGTGCGGGTGGTGAAATCATTGTGTTCAATGAGTACGCTCGCCGGAATCTTTCCCCTCAAGAAAACGCGTTCGGGATTCTTGATTTGATTGATGGTCATGAGCGCGTGCAATTCAAGGGCGATAGTCAAATGTGGAATGTGGATCCACGGTCGCCTGGCACGATTGCGGATGATTACATGGCGGCTGGGGTTCGTCCCTTGTCGAGAGCGAATAAGAATCGTGACTTGTCGATTGCTCGCATCAAGGATTACTTGACCTTGAAAACTGCGAGTTTGTACCAGCCGGAACCGAAACCGCGCTTGTTCGTGATGGAGCACTGTCGCGAAGTCATTAAGACGTTGCAGTATTTGACGTGGGAGGATTTCAATCGGAAGCAGAAGGATGACACGTTGGATGCTTTGCGGTACGCCGTAATGGCTGTTTACAATGCGCCTCAGGCTAGTGCAAACATTGCAGAAGCAATTAAGCCTCGTCCGTTTCACACTTGGAGATCATGATGGATCAAATCGAGCCTATTAACCCGTTCATGACGCCTGGTGAACCGGACGTTCCCATGATGAGTGCGGACACGCCTCTCCCTCCTGGGTGGAGTGACCAGGATGTTCAAGAGTTGAAACGTGATTTGCAACGTGATTTGGAAGCGGCGCGTTCCAGCAAAGTGCAGATTGATGATCGTGTCCGTCGATACCGCAGGTATTACGCGTTGGATAAGGCTGCACCAGCGTACGAGGGGCAACCGAATCATGTCGTGCCGTACATTCGCGCGAAGATTTCGGGTGCAACAGCGCATTTTCGTGGCGCGTTGAATCAAGATCCGTTCTACGTGGTGCGTCCTTACACGGCGGAAGCGGAAAAGAATCGTCCCGTGTGGGAAACCATGATGGAACGAGAGTTGGATCGTTCCGCTTCGCAACGCCAAATGTTCTTGGGTGTGGAGGAAGCGTGCCTCACGGGGACAGGCGTCATGCAATTGAGTGTCACGCAACCGTTTGATGAGTACCTAATTCAAATGAAAGCCGTGCGCCTTGAGGATTTCTTTGCGGCTCCTGCTGGCGTGGAGGACATTAGTCGAATCTCGACGTTCTACCGGTTTGTGGAACCGTGGCACGTGATTCGTCAACGCATGGAGGCAGGTGAGTACGATCCGGATGCGACGGAGCGTTTGAAGTCTCACTTGTCGGTCCGCACGTCGTACGACGAGGATATGGATGGGAGTCGAGTCCAGTCGTACCAGAATGAGAATCAACTCGTGGAATTGTACGAGTGTTACTACCGGTGGGGGAACGAGTCGCAAGGGTACAGCCTGTGGCGCGTCATTTACTCGGAAACGAATAGTAGTGTCCTCCGGTTGGAGGAAAGTCCGTACCTTGATTGTTTTGATGCGCCGCCGTACTGCCCGATCCGTCCTATGCCGAGGATTGGGTACTTTTATGGCGAGTCGTACGCGCAAGTCCTTGAAGGCATTCAGAACATTATGGACTTTGCGTACAACAGCAAGATTGCGTACGACCAGTTTGCCGTGTCGCCCCCCATTTTCATTAATGAGAACAGCGCGATCTGGTCGATGCTTGGGGATACGGGTTTGGCTGCTGGCATGAAAATCCCGACGCCTGGCAATCCGCAGGAGGACGTGTACATTCCGCAGTTGCCTGGATCTCAGGAAGCCTTGAACCTACTGGAGACTGCTCGCGCGTTGGGTGAGGACGCAACATTCAGTGACCTTCAGTTGCAAGGCATTCCAACGAACAAGGTCAGGTCCGCCACGGAAATTAATGCCATGAGCAACGCGGCGAACAAGAAGTTGAGTGAGGACTTGGCGAACATTTCGTACGACTTGTCGATCCTCGGGAAGATGTACTGGAGTTTGATTTACAAGTACAAGATTGAACCGGCTGGTGTGATGCCTGTGTTCCAAGGGTCGGATCAATACTTGATTGCTGCGCATGAATTGTCGCAGGAGGATATTGCGCAGTCGATGGTGGAGTACATCGAGCGTTCGTCGGGGATCATGTTCTCGCCGCAGGACAAGGAACAAATTGTGCAAATGGCGATGGGCACGATTGGTCCGGACCAGATTTTCATTTCGTCCGCGAAGCGGGATGACATGGAGTGGCAACCGAACGGTAGTCAATTGGTGCCGGATAAGCAGTTGCGTGCTCAGAAGATGCAGGCACTCCTGCAAACAATGATGCCAGCCTTGAGTATGGCAATGCAGTTCAAGCCGTTCTGGCATGCCATGAAGGACTGGTTGATCAGTATGGACATCAACAATTGGACGGATTACTTGCCTGCGCAAACCCCGCAACAAATTCCAACGCAGGAGGACATGATCCAATTCTCGAACATCATGGAGCAGTTGCGGGTGGGAGGGGAGCAGTGAGTCTTGATGGGTTGAACCAATCGAACCTTCGTGCGTTCCAACGGTATTGCGAAGCGGAAATTACGCGCATGTTGGGTCGCATGGAAGGAGCCGCGAACGCGGGGGATGACAAGCGCATTTACCGCACGGCTGGCGCTGTCGCGCAATTGAGGCACATCATTCACGATTGCGAGCGTGAGATTGCTCGCTTGGATGGGAAGGACAACAATGACATCTACTGATCAGGATCGTTTGTTCGAGGATCCGCAAGAACAGGTTCAAGGTTCGTACGAGGAGCCTGTCGAGCAGGAGCAGCAGGATCTTTCCCCTGAGGAAACACCTGAGCAGGTGGAGCCTCAGGAGGAGCGGGTTGATTGGAAAGCGAAAGCGATTGAGGCGGAAACTCGCGCTCGCATGCTGGAGGAAATGCGGCAGCGGGAGCAGGCTCCTCCGCAACAGGCGCAACCGCAAGTGAGTGAAGTGGATCAATTGCGGCAGGAGATTGAGGAGAAGCGGGCTGCGATGCCTGCTTTGGATGATAAGAACCCGCAATCGTTTTGGGAGCGTGAACGCGCGAAGGAAGAAATTAGTGGGTTGCAAGAGCGTTTGTACGATGCGCGGCTTCGTCAGCAGGAGAGTTACTTGATGGAGCAGCAGGTTGGGACGGTTGTGCAGTCGTTCAAAGCGCAGCATGTGAATCGTCCTGAGTTCAAAGCGATCCAACCGCAGTTTGATCAGGCGGTCCAGCAGTTGCAGCCTCACCTTCGTGGGAATGAAACGATGCTGGACATGATTCGTAAGAACTTGGAGTACGACTACATGCAGAACAATCGGAACCAGCGTCGCCCTCCGCCTCAGGCTCCGTCGGGTGCGTACCAGCCGCAGGCTCAGGCGCAACCTCGCCAGAATAAGGTGCAGTGGAAGTCGCCTGAGGATCAGCGGGTGGGTGAATACTACATGCGTCGCGGGATCATTAGTGGCCCGGAGGAGTTTTACGATCCTCGGTATAACGAGCGGAGTCCGGAAGCGAACAACAATGGTATCGCGATTTATGACGTGCCTAAGAAGTCGCGTGGGTGGAGGCGGTAATGATGCCTGCGACAAGTCGTAGTCAAAAGAACAAAGCGGTGCAAGATGCGAACGAGTCGGTTGCGAGTGTTGAGGGTGCCGACCCGAGGGATAGTGTTCTTGAGAACTTCAAGTCGTTCCGCATGGTGCCGCAAGGTAAGCGCATGGGGCCAATGGATGAGTTTCTTCGTGTGGGGAACCTTCCAGCGGATCGGTGTACGACGTGGGCTACGGACCCTCGTATTGATAATGGGGCGCACTTGTCGATCATTAAGGGCTTAGGGTTCCGTCCTGTAGAAGTGGATGAAGTTACAACGAACTTGAATTCGCAGGACAAGTTGATCCTTAACCAGTTTGATCACGGGCCGAACCGCATGGTGCTCGTGGGTGGTGGCGTGTTGATGATTGGGTATCGCCAGTACCGGGATGAGCGTAAGGATGCGGAGCGTAAGCAGCATCAGGAAGCCGTTGACGCTGAGGCAGGCAAGTTGGACGATATGGGCATCAAGGAGCACGGGGAAACGAAGCGTGCTGACTTGACGGAGGTGATGCAATGAGTGTCCGTTTCGTTGGTCCGTATCAAGTGATGGGACCAGTGGCGGTTGACTCCAGTGCCACGATTAGTAAGGGCGATTTCGTCCAAATTAATGCTGCTGGTGCTGCGGAAGCCGTTGCTGCGAAGGACGCATCGAACCTTGCGGTGGCGTTGGATAAGTACCCGGATGCTGAGTACGAGGGTACGAAGTCCACGATTAACGTCGCTCGCCTTGGTGAAGATGTTGTTCTTGAAGTTCCCATCTGGACTTCGAGCACTGTGTCCGCCGCTATTCTCGGTAGTACCAGCAAGTTCTGGATTACTGCGGATGGCGAAATCAATGTCGATGTGGAGTCCGCTCTCCTGGGTTGCTTCCATGTCGTTGGTCTTAGCCGTGATACCTCCTGGGGAGACTCGTCCGGCTATCTCCGTGTCGTTGTTGACGACTCGGCTGCTTGGTAAGGAGGGCGTAAATGGGATCCCCAATCGCTCAAGATTTTGACGCGAAACTCCATCGCGCCACGTGGAGCAAGATTAGCCGGGAGGGTCTGGAGTCCATCCCTCGTGTCCACAATACGTTCCTGAACGTGATGCCTTCGGGCAATGCGTTGGAACAGGAAGTCATGTACTCCGGCCTTCCGGCTGTTCCGAAGGTTGCGAGTGACACGGTTGCGACTCCGCAGGTTGATTTCACGATCAGCCCGCAAGTCATTTACCGTCATGATGAGTACCGGTACCAGTACATCTATACGAAGGTCGCTGCGGATGATGATCAGTATGGCGTGATCACGGACGTGGTGGGCACGATGGGTGAGGGTGCTGCGTACCGTATGGAGGTCACGGCGGCTGATGTCCTGAACTCGGGTACGGATTCGACTGCGTACGCGACGTGGGACTCGAAGGCTATCTTTGATACGGCTCACCTGCTGGTGGGTTCGTCCAGCACGTACAGCAACATTACGGCTGCGGGTGGCCCGACGTACGCTACGCTCCAGGTGATCTACTCGTACTTCAAGCGCGTCCTGAATGATCAGGGGTTCTGGACTCCGGTGGAGATTGAGTCGATTCAGGTCAGCCCGGAACTTGCTCCGTTGTGGCGGCAGATTCTGTCGTCGCCCGCTGCGTACGCTGCGCTTGATTACACGAGTGGTTCGGGTGGCGCGAGTGTGTTCGGTTCGGATTCGACTGCGACTGTGACGAGTGGCATGTCGAACGTGTACCCCGGTATGGGCCTCACGCCTGACAAGGTTGTGGAGAACGCGTACCTGACGGGGATTGAGGATACGTTCGTGATTGGTCGGGATAAGAAGTTGAACATGTACGTTCGTGAAGCCCCGAACACGGACACGTACAACCTGGATGATCCTCGCGCGATTGCTCACCGGATCCAGTTCCGGTTCAGTGTGGGTGCGACGGATGGTCGTCGGGTGCTTCGTATTCCTGGGTCGTAAGCCCTGGGTTCCTTTCCCATTGGGAAATCACGGGGCCAGCCTTTCGGGGCTGGCCCTTGTTGATGGAGGTCAAGCGTGACGTTCGGTGATGCACGCACAAGGTTGAGGAACGACATTCTTGCGGAGGCGTCCACGGATTACTACACGGATGATGACCTCCTGGGTTTCGTGCGGGATTCTGCTACGGAACTCGCGTTGAACTTTGGGTTCCCTACTGCCGTTAGTACCGCGTCGGTAGCGGCGGGTGATTCTACATTCGCTATTCCTTCGGATGCTGCGAACGTGGATCTTCATGAGGTTGGGTACGAGGGGTTTGGGTTGATGCTGGTGCCGTACCAGCAGATTGCGACGTACGTGGATCTCACGAGTCTCGGGCAACCGCGTTACTACAATTGGGATCCGAAGCGTGGTGGCCTCGTGTATTTCGCTCCGAAGGCTCCGCGTGCTGGCACAATCCGGTTTGAGTACGTGACGGAGTACGACGCGTCGAGCGCGTTGGTGACGGATCAAGTGTGGGATGGGTTGTTCCCAGCGTTCCATGATCTTGTCGTGTTTCGTGCTGGGCATAAGGCGTTTGACGCTAGCCTGGAGGTTGAGCGTGCGCAATACTGGTTGCAGCGGGAGCAGGCCCGTAGCCAGGAGTTCGCTGCGTTCTTGAATAAGACGCCTGTGAACCGCTTGGTGGGACAGGAGGTTGCACCGTCGTGACCCTCGCTGAATTGATTGATCTTACGAAAGCGTTGATGGGTGGGCAGGTTCCCATGACGGACGGCGCAATTGCGCAAGTGTTGAATGTTGCGCAGGAGCACGTGAGTCGTGACCTTCGCGCTCCAACACAAACCGTGTTTTATCGGGATGTGTCCAGCATCGGGAATTTCAATTGGCCGACGGATGCGCGTGATGACGGGATTCTGCACGTGTACTCGCTCGTGTTGAATGATTCGGGGACGGTGACGGGTAGTACACGGATTCCTGTGTACGATTTTGATACGGCGTCAGCGTACGAACCGAATTGGACGACAGAAGAAGCGGCGGATGAAGCGCGGTTCATTGTGTGGGATCCCGCTAGTGAAGTGGCGACTCCTGTCCCGGTTCCTCCTCCGTCAAGTGCGAACCTTCAATCGTTCCGGATTACGTATGTCGTGCGTCCGGACAAGATGGAGGACATGACGGATGAACCGTTCCAGGGGCAGTTGGAATCGTTCCATGAAATGTTGGCGTACCGGGCGGTGTGGTTGCTTGCTCGGGATCAGAACATGTTGATGGAGTACATGAATCGTGTGAAGGCGGCGAGGGCTACGACAATGCAAGGTTTTCGTGTTGGGAATAACCCGATGTACCGCGAGAATGTTGTGACGAGTGGGAGGGGCTAATGAATAACAAGGCGTTCATGGAAGGGTTCCTCCAGTTCCTCCGGTCGAAGTATGGGAGTGCTGCTCAAAAGCCGAGTGGCACGATGTATGGGAATACGCCGCGCATGCCGTTGTTTGAGGAGGCTGCAACTCAGGAGTTTCCGGAGGAAATGATGCAACCGCAGCAGCCTCAAATGGGGCCGGATCAATTGGGTATGCAAATGAACCAGTTGTTCCCGCAAGTGCGGGATCCAATGAGGATGAACTAACGTGGAACGGTTCGTGATTGAGCAGTTTGGGGGCGTGAACCGGAATGCGGTGGAGGGGGTCACGCTTGAGCCTGAGCGTTTGAGTGGCGTGAAGTTCAAACGGTCGGGTGGGTACATTGCTGCGGGTGAGCGTGACCAGAATTGGCTTGGGGCTGGCACGCGTGACTTGGTGACTGTGCTTATGGAGAGTTCAACGGTTGGGGGGACTGAGTACACGATCTTGTTGGAGAGTGCTGGGGTGAGTGGTACGGATTCCGTGGCTACGGAGTGGCGTCCGTCTGAGTTTCTTGGTGCGGCTGAACCGATTGCGTATGACGAGTCGGGCCTCGCGTTGTTTGAGAGTGCTCGTTTTTGGACGGGCGAGAATTTGACGACGATGACGGGCGCGAGTTTCGCGAGTAGTGAAGTGTTGACTCTCGCCCCGAAAGTTGGGGCGCTTGCAGCAATCAGGTATACGGATAGTGGTTATATCGGTGGCGCGTACTATTTTGATAGTGGGGTGTTCACGAGTGGGGACGGTCCCGGTACTGCATCTGCAACAACGACTGGATCATCCGGACTGTCGGATAGCGCGACGTATGACTTCACGTGGCTTGTGGAATCCCCGACAGATAACGGGCTAGTGGTTCATGCCGTTGGTGAGAAAACGTTCCAGATTACGGGTGGCGCGAAGGAGTCCATTACGTTGACTCTTAGCGAAACGTATTCCGAGGGGACCGTCACGCGCTTTTACTATCGAAATCAAGCGCAATCAAGTGCATCGACAGGCTTCGAGCGGTACGCAATTCATGTGAGTAGTGGCAGAAATGCGCCAACGGCAGTTCTTCAAAGCCCGTTGCCAACACCGTTTGTTCCTACGGAGGAAGTGATCGTGAACTTCGCTCCTGGGAGGGTGGAGGCTCACAACGGTCGCATGTGGGGGAAGGCTACGGAGTACCCGTTCACTCCCTTGCTTCCGTCGAGTGCGTGGCGTAGTTCCAACTTGGAGAGTTACAGCATTCCGGCAAGTGATTACGATCCGAATCCGCACGTGAATCCAGAAGTGACGCTCGTCTACTCGGATATTGGGAGTGTGAACCGGGGTACGAACCTCAATTTCATTCGGCTTTCTCCCACAGCGAGTGAGAGTATTACGG